CGGTGGCCTCAAGATCGAAGTCACTGGTGCAGCATCAACTAACATCAGATGGGTCGCTACAATCCATACATCTGAAGTAATCTACGCCTAAAGGAGAAACTAACAATGGCTATTCAAAATAATATCGAAGAAGGGGCAAGCCAATATGGTATCGCCTTTAATAATGCATACTACCGCATCGTGACTGCAAGTGTATCACGTCAACGTGGCACTGACCCTAAGTTTTCTGTAATGATTGACTTGTCTGCTTATGCTACAAGCACACCTACAGACGACACTCGTGAGGTGGACTTTAAACGGTATCACGCAGATTGGGATGCTGTTAATGCTTCATCAGGAGATGCTTTTCTTGATAAGTGCTACTCTTGGGTTATGGCTCAGGATGACATGGCAGGATCAACTGCTGTTTAAGGAGTAACGTATGAGCCTTGTAATTGACTATACATCAGGTTTCTTTGAGGCCACACCATCAGGTGAAACTGTTGGTACAATCACAGGTAATGCTACATTAGATTTAACATCAGGTAACGTCTTTAGCCATACGCCTACTGCTAATACCACCTTTGCATTCAGCAATCCCGCAGCATCAGGTACAGCTTCTAGTGCAACGTTAAAGCTAACAGGGGCTAATGTTGTTACTGGTTATGATATTGCTAATGCAAGTTATGATAGTGTTAGCTTTAGTGTAGCTTCTCAAGAAACAAATGCCCAAGAAATATTCTTTAAGGATGATGGAACTAAGGTTTATTTAATAGGAGTTACTAACGATAAAATTTATCAATATTCTCTTAGTACGGCATGGGACATATCTACAGCATCATATGACAGTGTTAGTTTTAGTACAGCTACCCAAGAAAACACCCCAACTGGACTTTTCTTCAAACCAGATGGCTCTAAATTTTATCTTCTTGGTTTTCAGGCTAAAACTGTATTCCAATACAGCATGAGTACAGCTTGGGATGTATCAACTGCTTCATATGATAGTGTTTCCTTTTCAGTTTATACTGAAGAATCAAACCCAAGAGATGTATCGTTTAAGCCTGACGGTACCAAAATGTATATTACTGGTATTGATGGAGATGACATTAATGAGTATTCATTAAGTACAGCGTGGGATGTATCTAGTGCATCTTATGTTGCAAACTTTAGTGTTGTTACTGAAGAACTTAACCCTAATTCACTTTCATTTAATCCAGATGGTGACAAGTTTTGGATGGTTGGTCTTACATCAGACAGTGTTTTCCAATATAGCCTTTCAACGGCATGGGATATAAGTACGGCATCATATGATAGCATTAGCTTTTCTGTTGCATCTCAGGCATCAAGTTCATCTAGTATTAGATTTAAGTCTGATGGCACAAAAATGTATATTCTTGATCAGGGGGGTACCATCTACCAATACTCTACAAGCTCCTCATCGTTAGCAACAATCACTTACCCATCATCTGTTGTTTGGTCAGGCGGCACAACACCCACAGCACCTGCCAATGGCGAGACTGATGTGTACACATTCTATACGGACGATGGCGGTACAACGTATTATGGCTTCCAAACAGGAGATGCACTAGCATGAGCTTAGACATTAGTTACAGCGGCGGCGTATTCTCAGCACCACAGGCTAAGAGTGTGGGTACAGTTACGGCTGGTACTGGTCCGTATAACTTGGCGAGTGCAAGCTATGATAGTGTAAGTTTTGATGTTAACACCCAACAAGTTTCTGTTGAAGGTTTGTTTTTTAAAGATGATGGCCTTTCTATGTACATAATAGGTACAAACCCTGATGCTATTCATCAATACACACTAAGCACTGCATGGGATGTTTCAACAGCCTCTTACGCAAATAAACTTTTAGGTTTTGGTGTTCAAGAAGGTGCTCCTCAATCTTTTAACTTTAAAAGTGACGGTACTTCTATATATTACATTGGTACTTCTAATGATACAGTATATCAATACGATTTAAGTACAGCTTGGGATGTTTCTACTGGATCATACGCAAACAAAAGCATGAGTGTTACAACCCAAGAAAATACTCCAAAGGGTATGCACTTTAAACCAGATGGTACAAAAGTTTATATAGTTGGACTTACTAACGATACAGTATATCAATACTCTTTAAGTACTGCTTGGGATATTTCTACTGGTTCTTATGAATCAAAATCATTTTCTGTTAGTAGTCAAACAGGAAATCCAGAAGGAATTTTCTTTAATCCCAATGGTTACAAAATGTATGTTATTGGTAATGTTTATCCTAATGCTGATGTTTTTGAGTATGACCTTAGTACAGCTTGGGACGTTTCTACAGCTTCTTATAGTAATACAAGTTTTAGCACTGCTTCTGAAGGGTTCTATCCAACTGATATTTTCTTTAAATCAGATGGAACTAAAATGTATATATCTGAAGAGAATAATAATAAGATTTACCAATACTCCACAGGTACAGCCACTACCCTTGATCTATCCACAGGCAACTACTTCAGTCACACTCCCTCAGTAAACACTGTGTTTGCCTTCAGTAACCCCCCAGCATCAGGCACAGCAGCAGGTTTTGCCTTGGCACTTACTGGTGGTAATGCGGCTGAGACTTATGACATTGCTAATGCAAGTTATGATAGTGTTAGTCTTGCTGTTGGTGGTGTAGATACAACACCTGTCAGTTTAGCCTTCAACAATGATGGCACTAAATTTTATTTTCTTGGTGCTAGTGGTAGAAAAGTATTTCAGTACAGTTGCAGTACCGCTTACGATATATCAACAGCAACAAAAGATACAGAAGAAATATCTGTTAGTGCGCAGGTTACTACTGCAAGAGGTTTTAACTTTAATAACGATGGCACTAAGTTTTTTGTTAGTTGCTACACAAATGATGCTATCTATGAATATAATTTAAGCACGGCATTTGATGTCTCTACTGCTTCATATAGCAATACCTCTTTAAGTGTGACTGTTGGTAGTAATGGCTCTCATTGCATGTCAAGTGATGGTTTATATCTTTACATTATAGACGAGTTTGACGATATTGATAGTTATACACTTTCAACAGCATGGGATTTATCTACTGCTTCTGCTTCAGGCACTAAAGATAATTTAGTAGAAACTACAGAAACATCTCCTTCGGGAATATTTATAAGTTCAGACGGGACTAAATTATTTATTAGTGGATATACTAATGATGTTGTGACTCAAAGCAGTCTTTCAACAGCATATGATATTACTACAGCATCATATGACTCAGTATCATTTTCTTTAGCATCACAAGATACTACTCCTTACGGGCTTTTATTTAATCCTGACGGAACCAAAATGTATATTGCTGGTCTGGGTAATGACTCAATCTACCAATACACCTCAGGTTCCACATCAGCAGCCACCTTCACATACCCTTCATCAGTGAAGTTCCCTAGTGGCACAGCCCCTGCTGGTCCAGCAATAGGTGAAACAGATGTGTTGGTCTTTTATACAGACGATGGTGGAACTACCTACCAAGGCTTTAGAGCAGGGAACGCAATGTCATGAGTGTATCACGTTTAATGCAGATGGGTGCGGCTGGTGTATCTAGCGATGGTGGCGATTTTACATCTGCTACTTATGATAGCTCATATACTATACCAAGTGCGACAAACCTTAGAGGTATTGTTATTAGCGACGATGAAACTAAAATTCTTGTAATAGATATTAGTGCATCTACAAACTATTTAACTAGGATAGAACTAACTACTGCGGGAGACTTATCTACAGCAAGTGTTGCTGATACTTCGTCTATAGGTACAGGAACAAAGTCTAATTTATTCTTGCAGTCACCATCAATTGTTTGGGCGATGGATGCAAGTAATGACAGTATAAAAAAATACACATTAAATGCTGATTTTGGAGATAGTATTTCTTCCACTGGCTCAACTTCTGTCCCTGCTGGCGCAAACACAACATCAGGCGACAATCCCAATAGTGTAACCTTCAATAATGATGGTTCTAAAATGTTTATTGGTGACTGGAACGCTGATGGTGTTCAGGAGTTTGCATTAAGCACTAGCTATGATCCATCTACAGCAACTTACACAGATAATGGTGATGTCTCTGCTCAGACGGTAAATCCGTATGCGCACTTTTGGGGGGCAAGTGGTACTAAGCTATACGTCCACGAAGGGTCTGCTGGAACAAGCAAGCTATTCCAATACACTCTTTCTACAGCATATGATGTTTCAACAAAAAGCTACGATGGGTCTTTGATGTTAGATGATGGGCCTCTTACAACCAATGGGTACGCTGTAGGCGTTGGGTCAAACAGTAACGACAATGCTCTTTATGTTGCCGTTGCTGATTTTGTTAGTGGTACAACCTCTATAGCAAAATACACAGCATAATAGGAGAAACTAGGAGAAAACATGCACGTAAAACTTACAAACGGTAATGTCGATCAATTTCCATACACGATTGGACAATTTCGCCGTGATAACCCAAACACATCTTTCCCTGCACAGATACCTAACACGATCTTGCGTAGGTATGCAGTCTAT